GAATAGCGGCCCGCAAAATTGCGGGACCTTTAAGCCGAACCGACACCGCCCTTTCCGCTTCGCACACACAGGAAAACAAAAAACCATCGTAATGAAAACAATCTGGGCATGTATGCGAGTGCTGGAATTCTTTCGCGTGCGCGCGCAAGCAGGCAATTACGCCAAGATAAAGCGGTGCTGAAAGCATTATTTCTTTTGGCTCCGTTTTTATTTCGCCCATCCTCGCTCGAACAGTTTTTAACATTTCCGTGACGTGCCATAATTCAGCGACTTCGACGGCCAAATAAATCAATTCTGATTTTTCACCGCCTTTTGGAATTTGCGACACAGTTGCGCCGAAAGAAATTCCAATTTTCTCACTTGCCTCGTTTGGCACTATGTAAATTAGTCTATCGGTCATTTTTCTTCTCCCCCCCAAATTAACGGCACTTTTACAGGTTCTCCGAAAAAACAATCTTCTTTTGGTATTAGTTTTAAAAATGGGTTCGGCAAATCACGTTGTATTACTTTTCGAAGCTCTCGACGCATTATTCGAAATATTCTCGTTCGCCTTTTTTTGAATCTGCGCTCAGCTTTGGTAGTCATTTGTTTTAGTGCTCATTTTAAAAAGGTATGTCGTCCGAGTCGAAGCTAATAGTTTCCCCGATATCATCCTTAAAAACTCTAGCCTCTAGCTTTTTAATCCTGGCGACCAACCCATCAATGCGAGCGTTTAGCAATTGAAAATCATTCGATTGATTCGTCTTGGCAGGTTTCGCAACGACTTTGCTCGCGTCAATATCATCATCCCCAATCGAGATCCCTTCCGCGGCCCGTCTATCCATTTCGGCCTTCGCATATTTAGCAGCCTTCTTTTCCGAGTCGGTGTTCTCTTCAATCCATTTCAGATATGAATCCGGCACCTCGCCATAGACCCAACCTTTGTATTTTCCGAACGGCAATGTCGGTTCTTCTTCGCTCTTGCTGAATTTTGTACTGTCGTAACCCATTATCCTATTCTCCTTTTTTATTTATCCTTTATAGCCGAATGCTTTCGCGTCCTGAATGACCGCGGCGGCATAGGCGCCTGTCCTATCGCCGTTGTAACATCCCAATCCCCGTCTAATAGTAGTTTCTCTGCGGATACAGTCCCCGAGGATTTTAGAACCCCTTTGTATATTCTCGACCCATGTATCTCGATCTCCTCCATACCATTTACTAACAATTTGCATGAGAGAGTGACTTCCACAGCGACGACGTTCTTTCGGCGTCTTTGCTTGCTTATAACATCTACTTTCTTTTTCCGGGTTGAATGCTGTTTCATCATATTTGCTCTCGTGGAATATCAAACCCATTAAAATTTCTTTCTGAACATGATGCTTGTTCGCAGCATCTTCAATCACTTGACTCAAAAGCGGCTCCTGATATCTAACTCTCTCTGTCCTCGGCAGCGGCTCCATATCCGGCCAATATTTGGCAACTAAAAAAACTGGCAGTGTAGTGGATAAAATAAATGCAATAACCTGTTTCATAAACCTTCTCTTTATTTAACTCCGGGGTGCCCGACGAGAATTGAACCCGCATCCTCCAGGGCCACATCCTGGCGCATTACCATTATGCTACGGACACTCCGCAATATTATTAATGTAAAACCTCACTCTTCTCTCTCAACTCAATTATCCAATCAGCTAACCGTTTCTCCAGCTCTGCCCGCCTGCAAGCATAATCCTCGCACAACTCCAGGTCGTTCCGGTGGATGAACTCTAGCTCGCGCAGCTCGCGAATGTAGTTTGTTAGGGCGTATTCTAGGACTGTCATTTCTTCCCCCGCTTCTTACTGACTTCCAGTCCAATATTAATAAGCTCCCGAATCACCCTAGGCTGATCGCCGTAGTTATCCCAATCCATACCGCGATTCCGGGCATAGTTTTTCATCCGGGCTATTTGATCTGGGCGATGGCGGACGCCGATTACTATGCTGCCTTCTAGTTCTTTAGTTTTCATTTCATCTCGCAAAGTTCGATGAGCAACTTCAAGCAAGTTTCGCGATTTGATTTCTTAGCATAAGCATCAGCATAAGCAGCAGCAGCATAAGCATCAGCATAAGCAGCATAAGCAGCATAAGCAGCATCAGCATCAGCATCAGCATAAGCATAAGCATCAGCAGCAGCAGCAGCAGCAGCAGCAGCATAAGCAGCATAAGCATCAGCATCAGCAGCAGCAGCAGCTCGTGCCTCGCGGCACAGAGCTTGCGCAATCTTAGCCGAATCAATATCCACAACAGGAGCAAGAGCCCGCAGTCTATCCGCCCACTCTGCTTTTTTCACCACCTCTAAAGCATTAGGCGCAAATATCCGGCATGCATAATCAGCGCATAGAAAAGCACGACGCAGAGTCAACTTTTCGTTTTTCGTATCGAGAATCTTATCAACGAACGGCAAAAGAACGTCAGTCCGCTCTGCATCATCCTTCCACCAACTGCGATCGTTAATGGATATTGCGAGCCTTCGAACAACGGGACAAACACAATCAAGGCAATCCGTAGCGGAACCCAATGGCTCTCCGTGCTCCACGCGCCATTTCGCAACAGCAGCGGACATGATACACGCTTGCTTGGCGTTGTAGTCGCCTTTACCGGCGATAAAAGTGAATTCTTTAATTAGGTCTAGTTCTGCTTGTGTCATGTTATGCTTCCTGATTATAATATTCTTGCGCAGCCGCTCGGCCTTCCGGGTTAGCTATTGCGGCTTCGATTGCTGTTACATCATCGACCGCAAGCTTATCGCGGTGCTTTGCAAGTGCTCCTACCATCCAGGAATCTGGCACAGTGGCTAGTGGATGTCCGGTATACATGCCGGATTCCATAAAGTGATACCAGGGACCTTCACCGGGCTTGACATTGGCGTTATTGACTGTCTTGGCTAGCGCCGCCGTAACGGTTGGTCTAATTCCAACTACTCCATTCCCATTTGGAATTATTAGGCTCTCAACTTTCGGTGCTTCCGCGCCGGAGTTCAGCCAGTCGCGTATCGCTGTGCCGAGTTCGGCTGTCGGCTTGTTGTAGACTTTATCAGTTAGGAATTCTATTCGGGTCTTCTCGACAATGAAGTTATGCTCAAGGTCGATATTGGCAACTAAATCAAATTCATACTCGGCACCAGCTTTGAATTCTGGTGCTAGTCCTACCTTTACCGGCTTGGTTTTCTTCTTCCCGGTGGAGTCTGTATACTCTTCCATAATGTAGTCAGATTTAACTCGCATAGTGACGATGCAGTGACCGGACAGTGCTAGTACGGCATTCATAATCTTTTTGAAAATTGGAGTCCCGACCTTACCCCATGCCTCGAATGTATTGCCGCGGGGATTTCGCTTCGTGAAAGAATCAACATCCTCTTTGACGCCTTCCCATGCATGCGACATAGAGTCGATAATCACTACGTCATATCCTGCTGCTGCTTTGATTGCCTCTAAGTAGCTATCCGTCGAGTGGTCGGGAAGCTCGAGCACATCGAAGTCGAACTTGTCAGCATACAGCACAGAACTACCGCGCTCAGAGTCAATGACTAGCACTCTGCCACCGTTCTTCAGTCCTTCGGCTAGCATTAGCGCTGAGTATGTTTTACCCGCGCCCGATGGAGCATTTAGGCATCCGCGGAATTTCTTTTGCAGGCGAACTGCTTTTTTGATTTGGATGGTCATTTTAGTTAGTCCTATATGCTTTTCGTTTTAAACGCCGCCCGCATTTGTCACACCAGAAAGCTTTTTCTTCTTTATTTTCCATTCATTTCACCACTTTTAATTATCGGTTGTGCATTCGTCGGCAACTCACCGTTCGCAACGTAACATGCAATTAGGATTGCATAAAAAAATAAACACACCCAAAGAGCGGACCACATAACCCAAAAGATCTCACCAGCATTCTTTTTCATAGCATTCCCTTTATTTTTGTTGCGTCCATTTTAAAAACTTTTGCTAACGCCAAAAGATTTTTATCGTAAGGCACTGATTTGCCCGCAATCCAATTGCCGATAGTTGCTTCATGCACTCGCATTTTTTTGGCGAATTGTTGACGCGTTAAACCAGCGCCAAAGATTTGCAATTCAAGCCACGCGCCAAAAGATTTAGTTGCCATTTCGATCCCATTGTTTACTGCTTTTTAAAAGTTTTCCGGCAAAATACCAACCAAGCATGCCGCCGGGGATAAAACCAATTACTACTAACATTACTTCGCCTCATCGATGCTGTTTAAATATTGCTCGACTTGTTCGCGTGTTTGAAAATATTGGGGCGGCTTGTTTTCTAATTTTAGCGCATACGCAGATTTTTGGTGCGGCGACCTTATTTCGTGCACCACCGCGGTACCCACTTTATAATCTTGCGCTGTGCTAAATTGATTAATTTTATTCCATTTCATTGTCTTGTTCCTTTTGTTTTCGGTTTTCCATTCCGTCCAACAAAATCATCATCCCACATCCTTTTAGTAGATGCAATAGCTTTTTATAAGATTTTATAAAATATTTTGTGTTAAGGCATAAAATAATCGTTGTATATATAGATACCGTCATGTAGCGTTAAAGGCCCGCACTATCGCGGCCAAGTTGATTATAGGGGTAGCATGGCGCAAGAAGATACAACTGACGAGTTTCTCGTTGAATTAAAATCCATTCAGGATTGTATTTTAACTATTCCAGTCTGGGCGGACCGCCCGACGATGCTCAAGACAATGCGAATTTTCAAACGCGCCGCAAATCTCCCCCCATCCTACGATATAGATATAGTCAAAACTCTCTGTGATCATTTCCAGCAGCACCCGGCAGATGGTAGCAGCTATAAGGAGCAAATCAGGTCAATCCGCAAAGCCAATTTGAAAGCGGAAAATCAAAGCAAAAAAGCAGCAAAAGCAGAGGCTGGAATTCTTAACTCAGATCTCGCCAACTCTAATAGATTTGTAAAATATTTTGGGCGCGACATGCGCTATACGGACGAGCTGGGGTGGCTACACTGGAACGGCGGATTGTGGGAGAACGGCTCTCACGATGCGATAGAGCTCGCAAAAGAAACGTCTAGCATGATTTTGGAGGAGGCAAAGCTCGCGACCGGCGACAAAAAGGAGACCCTATTAGACTGGGCGAAAAGCTCGCAGGACGCGAGCCGTCTTCGCGCAATTGTATTTTTGTCCTCTTCTCACAACTCGATTCGCGCCGAAATGAAAGATTTCGACGCCGACCCGTGGTTACTTAACTGCCAAAACGGACTACTAAACCTCAAAAAAGGTTTATTGCAGCCCCACGAGCGCACTGCTTTATGCACGCGTATATCACCCGCAACATATGGTGTTGATAGCTCAGAAGCCCCACTATGGCTAGAATTTTTAAAAAAAATTACTCAAGGGGATGCGCAACTTGAGAAATACCTACAGCGCGCCGCGGGATATTGCTTAACCGGCAGTGTCGCTGAAAAGTGCTTCTTTTTTTGCTACGGCAGCGGTGACAACGGCAAAACCGTATTTATCGAAGTTCTGCACGCCCTTCTTGGCGACTACTCGCTGGCCCTTAGCACCGAAACTTTGATTAAGAAAAAATACGGTAATCAGGGCATACCAAACGATGTTGCGCGGCTTTGTGGTCCTCGCCTCGCGACAGTCTCCGAGACCGGAAAAGGCGAGGAATGGAACGACGCCTTGATTAAGGACCTTACCGGCGGTGACATTATTACCGCTAGATTCCTACGCAAAGAATTCTTCGATTTTAAACCGCAATGTAAGCTCATGATACGCGGAAACAACAAACCGGACGTATCTGACTCGTCGGCCGGGATGTGGAAAAGGATACAGCTAATCCCGTTTGAGGCCCAGATCCCAGAATCAGAACAAGACAAGGAGCTGCGGAATAAGATTGTAAACCGCGAGCTCAGTGGCGTTTTAATGTGGGCCTTAGAGGGTTGTTTAGATTGGCAGCGAGAGGGATTAGCTATACCTGACAAAGTTAAGCAAGCTAGTCAAGAATATAGAAACGATATGGATATAGTGGGCCAATTCTTAGATTGCTGCACTATTCCGATGGCAGATATGAGCATCTCAGCGAGCGATATGTATGCCGTTTTTGAGATCTGGGCAGAGGAAAATGGTCGGGGGCACATGGGTAAAAACAAGTTTGGAATGGAGCTTTCACAGCGGAATTTAAAGAGGCTGCGGGATTCAAAAAAGCGAGTTTATGACGGACTTTTTTTTACTGAGGAATATTGCAACAAACTTGCTGCGGTTAATAGTCCGAGAAGAAGCATGGAAGATATGTATGAATGACAGACTTTTGCAGAATTGTGACGGACTTATGACGGACTTTTTTTGTGGTCCGTCATCGGTTAAATTGTTGTTTTTATTATATATTATACTTTTTATGACAGACATGACAAATAATTATATATATAGATATTACAAATATAAATATATCCCTACTATACTACTATTTTATTACGTTTCTCCAGGACGAACTAGAAAAGTCCGTCACTCCGTCATGTCCGTCACAAACCTATTACCTACGAGATAATTGTAGATTATGAACCTACTCCTCACTCGCCGCTCTCTGGCGCAAAATACCACACTTGGCACGCTGGAATTAGACGGCGGTTGGTCATGTTGCACACTAGAATTATGCTGGTTAAGCAACCTACCAAACCTCTCTTGTATTCCCGTAGGAACATACACCATTCAACTGCACCAATCGCCTAAGTTTGGCGATGTTTACGAGGTAATCGGTGTCCCTAATCGGGGCGATATTTTGATCCACGTCGGCAATACCCGCAGTGATACCCACGGTTGTATATTACTCGGAATGCGCAGCGGTTATCTAGTTGGCTTACCTGCTGTGCTTTCGTCGAGAATCGCGTTCAATGAATTTATGAGGCAAATGGCGGGCATTAAAACCGCGCAACTGGTTATCGAGGAAAACTATGGGTCAAATTAAATTTGATGTGCGTGCGGATGGCCTTGATTATTTTTTGGCGGACGCCGAAACGCACGCGTGCCGACGGTTATTGTCCGCGATCTTGTATCGCGCATACTGCGACGCGACGGGCGCAAAAGCTCGTAATGGAGGCCCGCCGAACGCCCTTGTTAGGGACGACATCCGCCGCGAGGCTCGCAGATGGTTTCGCAGCGACAATGCGCGTGAGGGCTCATATCGTTGGGTAATGGCTAGCCTGGGATTGCCGATGTTGGACATGCGCAAATTAGAGAAATTGTTTGAGCAGTCGCGGATCTTTGAGCTGCATCGATACGATCAAGCCAATGACTGATTGACATTTTCCGTATTGCAGGCATTTACTTTTTCCCGCATATTCCCGATATGCGAATGATACATATTTTACCCATATGCATCTTATTCCTCGGTATTTCTACCGCGTCGGCACAATATGAAGGTTTCAGCGCTTATGCCGCGATGTCTCCGCACTTTCCGTGCGATCAATTCCTGCAAATCGAGAGCCACGCCAAAGAGCCCGCGATGGCTGTCTTGTGGGGCACGTTTGGCGATGACACAACATGCATACAGCGTTTCCTGGCCAAGTTTGCCGACCGTCCGCATGCTTTAGAAATCCATTTTTCAGATGAAGTTTGCCGACGCAACAGCAATTGCGAGGACGGCGAATTTTTCCCGCAATTTAGTGTTGCTCATTGGTCGCAGATACTAGCGAGCGCAAACCCGTACGCGCTTCAGGCCGTGTGGGACAGGCTCTCCGATATTCGCGCGGTTGTGGATAAATACTCAAACAGCAACACGCAGCTCGTCCTATCGACTGGCCTCGAAGACGACTACAGCCCGCAAGCATACGCAATCCTCTCGCACGTACTGCGAGCATGGTGGCCTTACATTTTAATCCGCAGCCCCAATCATGGCGGCGCGGTGAGTCCCGCGTTGTTTAAAGAGTCGCATGGCAGCGGCGCGAGATGTTCAGGGAGTGCTCAGATAGTTAACCCGGATGGATCTTTGCTTAGTCTGAGCGAGTCGCGTGCGTTCATGCAAGCTAATCGCAATTGCTATATCGCCCTTCTTTGGAACGCTATCTCTCAAGGTAAGACCGTTAACAATAAGCCTGTTTTCCCGCGCAAATCGCGCACTTTTATAATTACAGCGGCGGATGTCGCAAACTATGGAGCATTACTAAAATGAGCGCACTACTACCAGTCCTCGGCTACTTAAGCGGATTTCTCGGAGCGTTTTATCCGGTGTTGTCAGACTACACAGCGGCACACCCAAGCTTGTGGCTACAGGCCGCGCTAGTTGGCGTCGGCTTGTTGTCTAACCATGCTGCACCGTCCCCTTGCCCGCCGAAGTAAATGGCCAAGAAGGGCAACATGGGGGGAGTCGATAGCAAGAAAGACTTCCGTGAACTTTGTAAACAGTATTCATTTCCCGCGCTTGTTGAAATTCTTGCGATGGCAACAAGCAAAGAACACCCGCAGCAGTTTCCAGCGGCAAAGTTTATTTGTGAACATGCTTGGGGGCGAGCCAGTGAGTCAGTCAAGTTGCTAGGCGCAGACGGCGGAATTGCAACGTTAAAAGTTATCGTTGAGACAATGACAAAGGACGATGGATCCGAGTGAATTTCAGGCAACAAATGAACTTGAATTCAAAATCAAATTCTGGCCACGTCAGCGGCAAGCATTCGACACGGATGCAACTGAAGTCCTATTTGGGGGCGCTAGCCGCGGGGGAAAGTCGCATTTTATCCGCGCGGCTTTGGTTACGTGGTGTCTTGAAATCCCAAACTTGCAGTGCAAAATTTTTCGCCGATTCTCTGAAGATGTTCTCTCGAATCATATGGAGTCTGAAACTGGCTTTAAAGCAATGCTTGCGCCGCTTATCCGCGTTGGTCTTGTTCAAGTCGTTCAGTCCGAAGTCAGATTTCTTTTTAACGGGTCGCTCATCTCGCTACACCATTGCCAAGACGACGACCTTGAGAAGTATCAAGGGCGGGGGACGAACGTCCTCGTGCTCGACGAAGCCACTCAGCTTAGTGAAAAAATCATCAAGTTCCTGCGCGGGTGGGTGACGATGACAAAGGAAATGCAAGAGCAATTGCCCGATAAATACAAGGGCAAGTTCCCGAGAATTATCTACACGGCAAACCCTATCGGCCAGAGTGTCGGCTTTTTCCGTCGTGAGTTTGTTAAGTGTCGACCAGCTTTTGCAATCGAGAAAGTCGGTGCATTCAAGCGGCAATATATTCCTTCACGCGTTCAAGATAACCCAAGTGAATCGACAGAGGCCGCCGAAGAACGTCTTCGTGATGTGGGCGGCGAATCGATGTTTCAAGCGTTGTTTCACGGCTCATGGGATGCGCCGTTGGGTGACTACTTCCCCGAGTACGACGAGAAGCGGCACGTTATTCCAAACTTTGAACCACCAGCGCATTGGTTTCGTTTTCGAACATTCGATTGGGGAAGCGCAGAGCCGTTTGCTTGTTACTGGTGGACGGTTGCGGACGGCGAACAGTTTGAAGTTGAAGTTGATAACTTTGACGCGGGCTATACGAAGGTGCCGAGAAAGTTTTGGTTTCCCCGCGGTGCTTTGATTTGTTACCGCGAATGGTACGGCTGCAATCTGAACAAACCAAGCCAAGGACTAGGAATGTCAAACCCGGACATTGCTAGAGGCATAGTGCTTCGCAGCCCGATGCCATATGAGAAAAATCTTCTCACTCTTACCGACTCCTATGTATTCCCCGACCGTGGATATGAGCATGGGCAGACAATTGCAAAAACGTTTGCCGACAATGGCGTTTATCTCAAACTTGGAAAAACGGCGCGTATAACTGGGTGGTCTCAGCTTCGCGCTCGGTTAATCGGCAAGCGCTTCGACCTTATCACGGAAGAACGCACACCGATGTTTTACATCCAAGAGCAGTGCGAATTTCTCCGCGAATATTTGCCAGCACTACCGCGTAACCCAAACGAAGCAAAGCGAGAAGACGCAGCCGAGCACGGCGAAGCAACCCACGCTTGTGACTGCGCAAGACTAGCCGCGATGGCGCATGAAATAGTTGTCGAGTCGGAAAAGCCAAGGATAGACCCGGCATTACTCAAAAACGAAATGACATTTGAAGAAGCACTAAAACAAGTACAGCGAAACAAATCAGGAAACAATGGCGCGAACTGGTAGCACACAACCCGACGAAGCGATCGACGAAGACGATAGCGACAAGCCAAACATTAAACATTGGCTGATGTCGTTGCGTGCTGCGGAGAAAGCAGCAAAGCCCATGCGTCAAATTGGCCGTGCGGCTTGGGACGAGTACCTAAACCAAAGCTACAAAGCACATTCACCGCAAGCAATGCGCCGCATTGTGCACGCACGCTACCCTATTTATTGGTCAAGCATTCGGACAATGCAACCGGCGATATACTCTCGCACGCCGGTGCCGGTAGCTAACCGAACGTTCTCTGATACCGAAGATAATATTGCACGGCTTGCGACTCTTAAGCTTGAGCGGCTAGCAAATTATCTTATTCGATGTTGCCCGTTTGACCGGGTGCAATACGCGACTAGAGATGATTTTCTTCACACCGGCAAAGCTACCAACCGCATCTGCTTTGATTCCAAGATAGGCAATCGGCCTAAAAAGATTTACTACGTCCAGATCCCAGATCCTAACTGGGTGCCACCTCCTCCGCCTCCGCCACCACAGGCGCAACCGCAACCACAAGACGGATCGCAACCAGACCAGGGGCAACCACAAGGCATGATGCCGCCACCACAAGAGCAGCAACCACCGCCGCCGATGATGCCACCGGCACCACCTCCGCAACCGCCGCTTATTTGGGTAAACGACGAAGGCGAACAACCTCAAGGCCAGCTCATGCAAGATGAGCAAGGCGTCTACGAGGAATCGACGGAAGAGTACATCGAAGAAATGTCGTGTGAGCTATTGCCTGTTTACTATTACGACATTCTTCACACGCCGAATGCTCGCTATTGGGAAGAAATTGATTGGATAGCGTTTAAAGCGAACATGACAAAGCCAGATGTAAGGGAAAAGTTTGGCGCTGAAATCGCAAACGCTCTTACCTATACGCCGATCAATCGAGACGACAGCGAAGACAGAAAGAGCAGCGACAATACCAAAGATACGATTGTAAATCTTTACGCTGAAGTTTGGGAAATTTGGGACAAGCGCACAAAGAAAGTGATCTGGCTCGATACGAACTACAAAGAAGACTTCTTGAAGGTAGAAGACGACCTATATGAGCTAGAAGGATTCTTTCCTTGCCCACCGTTTATGCTTGGCACTATCGGCGCCGAAGATTTATACGCCGTTCCTGATTTCTCGCAGCTCGAACCGATTATCAATCAAGTAAACGCAATGGCGAAACGCTTACAAGGCGTTATTAGAGCGACGAAACGTAAAGGCATTTATGACGCAAGCGTTCCAGAGCTTGCGGACCTTGCAAATGACACAGCAGAAACAGAATTCCTTGGAATGAAGAACCTAGGGAATATTCTGGGCGATGCGAATCTTGATAAGATTATCAAATTCTTTCCGACACAAGAGTTTGTAAACGCAGCTAAGGAACTAGCCGAATCTTTGCAAATGTATGAATCGAAATTCTACGAAATTTACGGCATTCCAGACATTTTGCGCGGGGTAACAGACCCACAAGAGACAGCAGCGGCGCAACAGCTTAAAGGGCAATACACATCGCTTAGATTCTCGGCTGTTCAGCGCGAATTCCAAAGGCTTGTTGCAAACAGTATTCAGCTTATGTGCGATTTAGCGCTTAAGAAGTTTGACGAAGACAAGTTAAGAGAAATCATGGGGGTCAATTACGATTCTCAGGAAGATCAACAAGCATGGCCACAAGTTTTGCTTCTCTTGCAAGACGACGATGAACGTAAGGTTCGTATCGACATTGAAACTGATTCGACTATTACGATGAATCAGAATGAAGATATTGAGCAACGGAACTACTTAGCAAAAACCGTGTTTGATGGGCTTTCGGCAGTTGCTACCGCATCTCAGCAAAACCCACAATTTGCGCAAGCAGCAATGTCGCTCCTTACCTACGTAACCCGCGGGCTTCGATACGGTAAGGAAATCGAAGAAGACATTATGAAAATTTCCAAGCAAATGCAGGAGGCCGCAAACAATCCGGCACCACCTCCGCCAGATCCTGAAATTATCAAGGCACAGGCGCACGTTCAGGCGCAACAAGTTCGAATGCAAGCGGACCAGCAAATTGAGCAAACAAAAGCGCAAGCGGAAATTGCAAGAGAAGATAGAAAAGCTCAAGCACGCATAGCAACCGATCAAGCGGCGGCGCAAAACAAAATGCAAATTCAACAAATGCAAGCTGGATTCGACAAGATGAAAATGGATCATCAGGCGCAAATCAATACAATGCAAAGCATGTTTGAAATGAAAATGAAACAGCTCGAAGTAATGGCAGAGGCACACAAGACCATGAAGGAATCGGGTCAAGCATTTACCGGCGGGCCTCCTCCTGCGGTACATTTGAATGTTGGACCAGCACCGCGGCCAACAAGACGAGTCGGGCGGATTGTGCGGGATGCGAACGGGGATGCAATAGGAATTGAATCTCAAGATGTTCCAGATGAGAACGTTTCGGCAGTGAACTTGCCGGGGCTTGGATAATTAACAACTAGATAGGAAAAGACGATGGCAAGAAAATACGGAATTACTGGAAACTGTTTGAACACGGCAAGCGCTACACTGCCTCTCGCAAACGTGCTTGGAACAACAGCAGTCCGCACGATGATTTATGATATCACGATGGGATCTGATGCGACCCCAGCGGATAACTCAGCGAGTTATAAAATTCAACGTTGCACAACAGCCGGAACATGGGCGGGAGCGGGCGGCGCGGCAATTACTCCGCAAGCTTTAGATCCTGGAGATCCTGCGGCTGTCACAACAGCAAACCAAGGTGTTTGTTCTGTCGGTCCAACACTTACCGCGTCGTCTTTTTTGCTTCAATGGGCACAAAACATGCGAGCAACATTTCGTTGGGTTGCGGCTCCAGGAAGCGAGCTTAAAATTCCAGCAACCTCCGCAAACGGGCTTGCCTTAATGTCGCTCGTTGTTGCTGGCTCGCCAGTTAATATGAACTTCTGCTTTTTGGTTGAAGAATAATGTTTGAAAGCAGCGTTCGCAAACCAAGCGGGACTGTTATTTTTACAAGTCCAGAGGGGATGATCTCCGAAGCAGACACCGTTCAGTGTGTTCATTGCGGGGGTCATTTCCAATGGGTTAAGGGCTCCGGCATTAAGCGCAGCTATTGCATGGCGTGCAAAGGTATGACGTGCGGCGGCGCATCTTGCGTCGACCACTTTCCTTTTGAAAAAAAGCTAGACCTTTACGAAAAAGGGAAAATTAAGGTTATCTAATGCCTTATTTTGGTTTTAATTTTCGCGATACAGCGGGATTTGTAACGGACGGCACCGGCGAAACGTACGTATCGGGGGAAAACGATCTTTATCCGACTACAAGAGCAAGTCAAACGTTTGGTTGGAACTCTTTTCAAGATTTGCGGCGTGATAGAAGTAACTCAGTGGATAGGCGGCTTGCGGGAGTTAACCAAAGAGCGAATGGGACGCAAGCTTTTTGGCGTCTAGATATTACTGCGGGAACTTACGACGTTGATATTGCGCTAGGCGATGAAAATAGTTCGCAAGGATATCAATACCTCCAATTAAAAGACACGTCCTCCGTTCTTCTTACAATAGACAAATCGTCGGGATCTTCGAATGATCAATTCTACGATGCAACCGGAACAATTTACAGCGGGGCAAATTGGCCAGGATCTAACACAAAAGTTCGTGTAACTTTCGCCACGACCATTTGTTACGTTTATATCGGCACATCATCACCGCAATCAGGAAGTTCAACTCTTGCGCATATCGGATTTACTCCGGTTGTTTCTTCTATTTACGTTCCGTCAGTTGACACGCAAATATTTCGCCGCGTTGTCATGATAGGGGGCTAAATGGCTAATGATTTTCCAAAATCAGACGTAGCCGTTACATTCGTTCGGACGGTTATATATACCAGTCTTGCATGGTGCCCGTTTATTGCCACTCCGACAGTGGATTCGTGGGCACCGATAACAAATCAAAGACCAGTTCAGGTTACGCAACGGCAACAAGGCTGGTATGCGATTGACCCGTTAGCCGCGACAAGAAAAGAAGTTACTTCCGCGGATAGATGGTCAGGATATGCGCCAAGCAGAATAGATTCAAAGCGATCTTTAAGCCATCTATCGCCAGCGACATTCTTAGATCCAAACCCAATAGCACCAGCACCTGCGATTCTCGTTGATAAGTGGGATTTTCAACAACCGCAAATAATTAGAAAACGCGTTTATCCTTTAAGCGCCACAGTCGAGCCGATTTTTCGAAAGAAAAAGCCAAAAGTAATTGTTCCGCCATATGACGGCGCAGGGAAAGTTACGTGGGGGCGCGTTGAGTTTGGAAAGAAAAAGCGCAAGCAAGTTTTGCATCAACTAGCGAAAGATGTTCGCGAAAAAATAGAAGAACTTCCGCTCGAAAGAAAATTCTCTCTTGACGCCATTGTTGCCGAAAGCGCGGAGCAAGCTCAACTTCAAATTGATGAAGCATTTAAGCAAGCGCTTATCGTTAGGATGTTAGCGCTCGAAGCGCAGCGGATTGAAGAAGAAAGAATTGCCGCTGAACAGAAGGAAATAGCGAGACTGAATGAAATTAAAAGAAAAAAGAAAAGGCAAGACGAAGAAATATTAATTAGAGCGTTTTTGGATGATTTTGTATGAGCAGAGGGAAATTTACTTGGGATGAGAAACTTGGAAAGCTTGTGCCTTATGGAGAACAACCGAAGACCGAAACGCATGGCGTCATTACAGACGAAATTGAGCCGCTCGAAAGCATGGTTTCCGGGCGTATTCACACATCGAAAGCCAGTTTACGCGCAGAATATCGACGATATGGAGTTATCGAAAAAGGAAATGACCATCGAACCGACAAGCCGGTGCATTTCACCGAAACGGACGCGTATCAGCGGCAGTTAGAAGAAGACGCAACGAAAGCTTGGTATGCGGTGCGCGATGGCATGGCACCGTTAACCGAACTTGATAAAGAGCGCTGCAAAATAATGGATCACAATATGGAGAACTATAGTTATGATAGGCGAGAACGAGATCGAGACGGAAATCCTAGAGAATGACGAACCGGAAAGCGTTGCTGAAACTGCGCGGCGAACTTACGAGGAATTAGAAGCACAGATTCCCGATGAAGAAGAAACTCCGCCGGTTGAAGAACCTGTTAAGGAGGAAGCCGCGGAAGAAAAGCCAGCGGAAGAACCTAAGAAGGTTGATAAGCGGGTTAGTAAGGCAGCCGCGACACTTGCGAAGAGTCGGCCAAAACGAACGGTAATTGAGGCATCAGAACTAGAGCCGCTCGATAAAGAATCGGGTACTAAGTATGAGGCACCGGCTAGGTTTTCGGCGCAAGAAAAAGAGTGGTTTAACTCCTTACCGCCAACGGCTCAAAAGCACGTTTCGGAAAGCTTAACCGGCTTCCAAGGGCAGATCACGCGTGTTCAACAAGAACTTGCGCAAGAAAAACAGCAAATCCAGCAGGAAAAACAGCATTTTGGCGAAATTAAGCAGCTTGTAGACTTCTATACGCCGAAATGGAACTTGCAAAGAATCGGCCCGGTGGCAGCGCTTCAGGAACTTTGCGCATTGCAGCAAAGGATAGTCGAAAACCCGATTGTCGGAATGCATGAAGCCATGATGCGTGCGGGTGTTACTCCGGAACAGATTTACCAATATCGGAAGCAAGGCGGCCACGTTCAACAGCAGCCACAAGTTCAGCAACAACCGCAACAAAATGTTTTGACGGAAGCGCATATTGCCGCTATTATCGAGAAGAGAGAACAAGAAAGATCTTTCCAGTCTGCACTAGCGGCGGGCGTGGAACAGGTCAAAGCTCTCAAAGACGAACGGAATCTTTCGGGGCAATATTTGTATCCCGAATTGCATTCTGACTCTCAAATAGAGGCGCTGAAACCCTTAGTAGCTTACGTTCAGCAGATCACACCCGGTATTAACTGGGCTGATGCGACAAAGAAAGCAATCTTTATGTCGCGTAGCCAATCCGGGAATCTCGCTCCGAACGGCCAAAAGCTCAGTGGCTCTCAAAACATCCAAGAAATCAAACGTGCGTCTTCTTCTGTCAAATCTCGTGGCAATGGCGCGATTCCTACGGTCGGAAAAGCCAAAAGCGGCGAATCCGTCAGGGACACAGCAGAAGCACTATATGACCAATTTTTCGGTAACAACTAAAGGCGGCTAGGATGTAACCCTAGCCGATAAGGGCTATGGCTGAACCAGGATTAAGCGAATATATCACCGCGATGCAGCGGAACCGGCAAGGTGTTTTGCGAGATGACATCTCGAACAACAACCCGTTGCAAGCTTCGATGGAAGAATACGACGCGATCGAAATGGAAAGCGGCGGACGAACCATTATTGAAGAAATGGCGTATGCTGAAAACGCATCGTTTATTCGCTACTATGGCGGCCAAGTTCTAAATACCTCGTTTAACCCGACCATGACGGCGGCAGAATTCGACTGGAAACAGTTCGCAATTGCCGTCACGATTAACGGTCGAGAAGAGCGGATGGATTCTGGTAAGGAAGGGATTATTAAGCTCGCAACCGCGCGGGTTAAAAATGCCGAATTCACGCTGAACAACAAGTATCAGCAAGATATGTTGTCTGACGGAACATCAGACAATGGTCTGCAAATCGGCGGTCTTAAGCTTCTTATTTCTAAAACTCCGACAACTGGAACAGTTGGTGGTATTGACCGCTCGACAACCGGCGGGATATTTTACCGAAACGTAAAATATGACTGCGTAAACGACGTAACATCACCAGCACCGGGCGGCGCTGTTTCTACTGCCTCAACGATTCGTCAAAACCTTGACTACGCAATTAACCAAACGACTCGGGGAACAGACCGAATCAAGCTCTTGTATATGGGTCAAACCCACTATCAGTTGCTTGATACAGCTCTCCAAGCGCTACAACGCGTTACTTCCGATCAAGCTAAGACTGTGAAAGCAGGCTTCGAGACCCTTATTTACAAGGGCATTCCGGCATTCATGGGCGGCGGTGTTAACTTCGGCGGAGAAACACAAGTTCAGTCTGATTTGACTTATGGATTGAACACAAAGTTTCTAAAAATGCGTGTTCACAAAGATGCAAACTTTGAACCGCTTCCCGAAGTTCATTCGATCAACCAAGACGCGAAAGTTAAGTTGATGATCTGGATGGGCAACATGACTTGCTCAGCGCCTGGCCTTCAATTTGTAATGTTTGATTCTTAATTTTAGGTAAATATAGATGGCTACATTTATTGTTGACGGTTTTGCAGTTGGGCAGAGCTTGACGGTTATCGGTGGGGATACCGATCACTTAACCATACCGGGCCAGGCGCTTGGGACGACTGTTGTTACAAACGCCGGAACATACGTATACGCAAAAGCTAGCGCAACGTTTGCAGCAGGTGACTTGTGCCAGCTCTCAGCAGACGGGCTTTATAGCGTCTCCGCAACAACCACAACTACAATTGGATCGGTAGCAAACGCGGTTGTTGTTCCGCAGCAAGCGATCTCGAGTGGTCAGTTTGGTTACTTCTTCAGCGGAAACGGTTTGTTTAACCTATCCGTTGCGAATGCTGTTTCGGCAAATACGAAGCTTACTACGACTGGCACAACGAAAGTTGCTGGAACGGGCGGAACTGCAATCGGGGCTCAGACAGTTGGGAACACAACAGGCGGCGCAGCAGTTATTTCTTGCTGGGCTCCTTCGGCTCTCGGCGGAACTCTAAACAGCTAATAGGAGGCGCGGCCTATGCCAGCACCAGAACAATTTATCATCCCAACGATGGGGGAAGGAACTTCGCAACGGGGTATTATGAAAGCCGTTGCGGGTTCTAGCGGGACACAACAAATTAAGTTTTTCGTTCATAAAATTATGGACGGAAAAGCAACAGAAATTGCCAATGCGGAAACGTATAAGCCCGTGGAAATGGTCTCGTTTAGAAACGATGCTCTTTCCAGCTATACGTGCCGCATTCAGGATATGACGCAAGAGCAGCGCATCAAATCCGGCCCGCTATATGAACGGTTCATGAATGGCAAAGATTCGACTGATACACAGATCGAAGATTGGGACATGCTGAATGAGAACGAAAAGATCGGTCTCATCCAGTTAGGCGTTGTCACAGTTGAGCAGGCCGCGGCTTATCAAGACCATGAAGTTTACAGGCTTGGAATTGATGGGAAAAATGTTCGAGATAAGGCTATCCGCCACGTTCGCGGCAAAGAAGTTTCTAAAGAACAATCTTGGTCGGAAGAAATGCGGGCAATGGTTGAAGAGAATCGCAAGATTAAAGCAGAAATCGAAGCTGCGAAAGATGCGTATTATGCTTTACAAGCTCAGTTAGCCGAAAAGCATGAATCAAAAGGCAAGCATAAAGAGCAAGCGGGCGTATGAGCGAAAACTGTCTTTATAACGGATTTTATTGGGGCGACTACCGCGGGAAAACTGTTGTGATCGCTAATGTCTACGGCGGACCAGGAAACGAAGTTCATCGGCCAGTAGATGATGACGATATGGCGTCAATTGCGTATCAAGTTTGGATTAGTCAAAACCCAGACCCGGCGCAATTAATTCCCGTATTGGAACCAGAACCAGAACAGCCCGTAGAAGCGGCACCTATTCCAGAGGCATCAGATGAGAAAGCTTAAAAAGAGTTACATAATTACGGCGCTTGTGTTGATTACGTCGTTTTGTTGCATTCCGATTGCGGAAGCGATTTACCCAAATAGCGCCGATCAAATGTCGGTGCTAGGGCTTTCTACCGCCATTTCGCGTTACATGTATAAAAACATGATCGGGGTAGATACGAACCTCAATATCGTCCTCCCGGTTGCGACCGGGAAAAAACTTTCTGTTACTGTTAACGGAACCGAAAAAGGTAAAATTGATACTAATGGTTATACAGGTGCGGTTGTCGGAAGCACGGGATCTTTTTCTGGTGCCATCACAACTACGGGCGTAACCAATACAGGAACAATTTCAAGCACGGGGATCGTTACAGCTTCAGCAGGGGTTCAACAAAGTGCTTCTGTAATTGAAACGGTAGCCGCGGGGACATCTGTTCAGGGTGACGGACCACTAACGGCGGGTAAATTCTTTCATCAAGTAACAGGCTTTGACGAAACAAAAGTGGTTACTCTTCCAGCTTGCGCAGCGGGAAATATCGGGGAAGTTCATTTTATCCAAAACGGTGTAACGAATAAGTTTGCGAAAGTTTTTCCAGCAACCGGCGCAACTATTAACGCGTTGGGCGCGAATACTGCTTACGTTCAGGGCGTAACCGGGCAAGGCGGAAAGACAATGATTTGTTTTTGTCAGGCCGCTAACCAATGGTTTTGCGGTTAACATAAAGGCTATATGGATTTAAGGCCACCCCCAGAACTCTTGATGGCCGTAAATGGCCTTCAGGGAATCAAAAAAGTTCAGATGCGCGGGCGGAATGCGTCTATTTCAAATAGTCCGCAAACCGTTTGGGCTCCTGGATCAACCTACGCAAAGCTTACTACCGGCACGGCTCTTGAAGTTGTATCGTCTAGCGCAAGCGATACGGCGGCGGGAACGGGAGCAAGGACGGTTGTTGTCGAAGGGCTTGACGCTACATTTGCACCCACAAAGGAAACTGTAACATTAAACGGCGTAACGGCTGTTCAGATGGTTAACACTTCGCTTGTTGCGGTCAATAAATTCTATCTAGCATCAGTCGGGTCGGGCGGAGTAAACGCCGGGAACGTAGATGTGCGCGTTACAGCAGCCGGTGCGGTTAAAAGCCGTATTAGTTCGTCCGTGGGGCTAGGAAACGGAAGGGCAGCAGATTTTATTTATACCATTCCAGCCGGTTATATCGGCGTGATGGGTAATATCTATTTTTCAAGCATTACGACGACAGGAAGCCTCAGCGTTTTCTTAAACACTATCGACGTTAACGGCGTAACGCAATGTGTCGGAGAAGGACAGGTATCACTTACAAATACGGGTTTTTGCCCCGGACAAGGGCAAATTTTCTTTGATGAAGGGCTTGTTTTCCCGGCTAAGACAATGCTTGAACTTCGCGCAGTTGTGTCGGCGGGAGCGGGTGACTTGACAGCGCAAGCAGATCTTTACTTGCTAAATAATTATGCAACAGTTACGTGGGGAACGGGGGCATAATGAATGGCCTTAACAAGTTGTCTTACGATCATTCAAAACGCCTGCTATGAGCTAAACATACCCGCGCCGTCCGCGCTTGTTTCGACTAGTGATAGTTTGACGCTTCAAATGATAGCTCTTTTCAGAGCAGTTGCTTTTGAATTGCGTGATTGTCGATGTTGGCCACAACTTAAAAAGAAATATACTTTTCGCCTCGAATTTCAACGCACAAATTACCAACTTCCGGCGGACTTCTATTGTGCTTTAGAAGGAACGCATTGGGATCAGGGCAATCGATGGCAGATGCAAGGGCCTATGTCTGATTCCGAGTGGAATTACCGCACATATGGTTATGTAACGATAGAAAACAGAAAAGCGTATCGTGTTTTCGGGCCAGATATTGCGAACGGAACAAGCAGTTATGGAAGCAGCAACGGCGGACAATTTCAAATAAGCCCTCCGCCAGGTGCGGGCGATGTCGGACGGCCAATTTCTTTTGAATATATATCAAGAAGCTTTATTTTGCCTATCCCGTGGATAGCAAGCACGGTGCTTAGTCTCGCTGATGGAAATTACTATCGTTCATACGCAGGAAATATTTATAAAACTTCCGCCAACGGAACAACCGGAACTATTCCGCCAACGGTTGCTTTTAGTGTTGGGCAAGATGGTGGCGTTTCTTGGCTAGCGTTGGCTCCAGCGGCATGGGGAGCTACTACGGCATATTCGCCGGGCGATTATGTAACTAAAGGCGGCAACCTTTATCAATGTTCTGTTCAAGGAATCTCTGGAAGCACCGGGCCGAGTGGCACGGGAACCGCTTTAATCGTAGATGGTGGCGTTTCTTGGTATTACGTTTCAGCGCCAGCGTGGGCAGCCGAAACGCTTTACGCATACGGGGCACACGTTTTGTGCAACGGAACAACCTACATGCGGGCTGTTACCCCAACGAATCAAGCTAGTGCATCGACCTATAGCGGGAAAGTTCAGCCGTCTTGGACAGCAACAACGCACACCGACGGACCGGGCGGAATGTCTTGGGTTTATCAAGATGCGCCTCGGGAAACAATAATCTCAGACGATGATTTTTGTTTATTCGACGAAGAAATCATGACCGCAGGTTTTCGTTACCGCTTAATGCGATCACGCGGACTTGAATTTGAATCAGCGCAAGCAGAATACGAAGCGCTTAAAGGCAGCGCGGTTGCTCGATATAACGCAGGCAAAAAGATTTGCTTTAGCGATGGCTACGGCCTCGCTGGGCTTAACCCGAATGTGCCTAGTGGGAATTTCACGCTATGACGTATAATCCTTACCCACAGTATGCAGCATCTCCGGGCACACCATTAGATCCGAATCAATTTCCAGGTCAACAAATTGGGCCGAAGGGTCAATATTTTGGCAATCAGCCGAACGCGCACTACGATCCAAAAACAGATAGCTACATCAAAAACACGCCTAAACAGCCGGGGCTTTTAACGCAAATTACCCCAACGCTAGCGGCGGGCGTAGGAACAGGCGCAACGCTCGCTGGCATACACTATCTTTCTAATATGGGCGGAAGCACGGCAGCAAATGCCGGTGCGCAGGCTGGGGCGCAAACAGTTGGAACCGTTACACCGACAGCTCAATCATTAGGCGGGCCAACTATTGTAGGCGCGGCGAATCCAACGGCAACGTTACCAGGGGCAGCGCAAACTAGTAGTGGATTGCTTGGCCAAGCGGGAGCGAGTGAGCCAATAGCTCAGGGGCAAACGGCATTTGATGGCGTAACAGCTTCGGGCGGGCCAGTAACAAACGCGCCTGCGGCAGCCGGGCATTTAGGTGTTCTTTGGGGCGCTTCTACAACACCAGGCGCAACCGGTTCAGGATGGCTTGGCGCAACGGGTGCCCCAACGGGAGCTCTTGGCAGTGCGGGCGCAATAGCGGCAGGCGGCGCGACGGGATACGAGCAACTAAAAGGGCTTCAGGATTTTACAAAGGGGAAAGATCTTCCCATTTTAGAACAGGCAGCTTTAGCGCTTCCAACGTTTGGAATGAGTTTTCTAGCAAACCCGATTGAAGATGCTTTAGGTATTGGCCACGGGCAAAATTACTACGACGGCCTCAATAGATCTACTACATTAAATAATCTCACCAAAGGCAGTGGGCTACTGTCATTTAATAATCCAGACGGCACGACTTACAATCTATCTGCAAACGATTATCGGAAAAACCCGACAACATATAATTACGATCAAAGTTCACCTACGATGGCGCAAGATATTGGCGCGGCAAATCCGCTTGCTTATTTGCTTGGTTCGGGGACTGATGGAAAAGCATACACGGATTTAGCTGGGGCACTTGCAAACGCACATAAATCGGGCGTTTCAACCGATACGCTTTATAATAATTTTGGTTTAAACCACGACAAAGCATATGGCCAAGTAATTCTTGATCAAGCAGCGGGAAAGCTAACGCAGCAACAAGCCGATGAAATGAAAAACGGTCTTGATCAGTCTTTCGGTGTTGGAGCGTATGCGAAGAAATGAGCAATACCCAAACAAAAAGCGTTTTTGTAAAAGCTCCGGTTGATGGGGTTAATTTTACCTCTTCGCCTATTGATTACAAGCCCACAGAAGCCCGCGAGCTTATCAATTATTATTGCTATGATTGGGGCATTCGCGAGCGCGGCGTTGAAACGCTTATGTTTTCCACTGCCTCGGGAATAGAGCAGCTGTATCCTTTTTGGACGCAAGGAGGAGTTGAGAAAATAATTTTCATCGGCACAAATAATACTGTTTATTTGATGGCCAGCACGTCTGATACTTCGCCAACAAACATAACAGGCGCTGTTACAGTAAATGCGGCAAGCGTTAATATCTGCAATTTCAACAAAAACATTTTCTTTTTTTGCGAAGGTCAGACGCCTTGGAAATATGACATTGTAGCCGGTGGGAATTGTGCTGCTACGTCATTTTCTGGGCCAACGGTTAGTAAATTAGCCTACGGATGGAATTTTAAAAATCGGCTTTATGCTCTTGAGGGAACAACCGGAACGCCAACACTATTGTGGTATGGCGGCGTTGGATCTACTTCGGGCACGATGACTTCTTTTGATTTGGCGCAAGTTTTAGAACGTCCGGGGTATATTATTACGGGCTTTTCTTGGGGGTATAACCAGGGCTTGAACTCTGATGAATTAATGGTTTTGATTTCAAATTCCGGGGAAATTCTTTTTTATTCTGGTGACTGGCCAGCGGCGTCAAATTGGCAGCTAGTTGCAAGGGCATCAATTCCCAAACCTACCGGCCGAAATTGTATTGTTAAATTTGGGCAAGAAGTTTTTATATCAACCTCTCGTGGTGTTATCCAGCTTAGTCAAATATTCGCGGGTCGCACGGAAGAAGACGTTACATACTATTCGGCTTCTCGGAACGTTGGAACAAATGGCGTTTTTCTCGATCGGCAGTTCTCTTTAGATCCACAAAATCCGTTTCTTTACGGCTGTAGTTCTACTCATTTTATCTATACAATGAATTATGAACGAGGCGCGTGGAGCGCGTTGCGAGTAACTCCCTATCCGACATGCATATGCAACGCAGGCGGTTTTTTATTTTATGGAACCAACTCGGCTCAAGGCGCATTGGGGTTGACTGGGCTTTACAGAATTGAAGTTTCTGGAGCGGGAGAAAATACTGGATTGGCGGCTAGTATGTTGTCTTGGAAAACGCCATTTTATGATTTTGGCAGTAATAATCGAAAACAGTCTTCAATGGTTCGAATGATTGGGCAAGATTTAAACACGAGTAACAATAAGCTTATAACTATGGCAAAGGTAGGTGTGGATTTTGTTGAGCCGACGAGTTCAGTTTATTCTTCAAACAGCACAACCACGACAGCGGGGTTATATAGCGTTGCGGAAGTAGCGCCAGGCGGTCAAGGGCGGCGTTTATCTTATTGCTTTATGAAAACGCCAACGGGCGAACGAAACGAATTAACAGGTTTTGAAGCAACCTATGTTGAAGGGGAACTACGATAATGGCTAAAAAACCAGCAGCAAAACCAAAGCCAACGCCTGCACCAGCACCGGCACCTGCACCAAACGCGAATACTTCGGGATCTTACCCCGCGGCGGGGCCTCGGCCGGATTCGCCTTACATTCAGCAAGCGCAACAAAATTTACAGCAACAAGTTTCTAGCGGCGGAATTAATCAAGCTCAGGCTGATGCGGAATTAGCACGTTTGCGCGGGCAAGCGGCGCAAACAACACCAAACACAAGCCCAAATATCAAGCTGAACGATCCGGGAAGTGTAATACAGGCGGCAACAGATACCGCACGACAAGTAACGCCACAAGGGCAGCTCCTTACAAACCCGAATCAAAATAATGCTTTCGGAAGCTCTCAGGTAACTATTGACCCCGTAACGGGGCAGCCGACAGTTAATCAGAATCTTTCACAAGGTAATCAAGATGTTGTTAAAGGCACTCAGGGAAGCGCTGTTAACGCGTCGAATGTTCTCGGCGGAATTCTTGGACAAGGGGGCGCGTATCAAAATGCGGTAAATCACGCTGGACCGCAACAAGGGCCAAGCCAAGATCTAATCAACTCGATTTATGGGCATCTAACAAAAGATACCGGGCAAGCATACGGACGCGAAAAAGAACAGCTCGACCAAACACTAACTCAACGCGGTATTCCTGTAGGTTCTCAGGCATATTCAAACGCGATGCATGATTTAGATACTCGTTACGACAATCTAAAATCAGATGCAATGAATACAGCAACAACAAACGCGTATGGGCAAAGTGTAAATCAGCAAAACGCGAATACGAATAGTTTGCAAGGTATTGCCGGTTCTGTAAATCCGTTAAACTCTTTGCAGTCAACAGGATATTTCGATCCGAAGTTACAGGGCTTTCAATCGGTCGGATTTCAGCAACCAGATGTCAACTCGATATTTAATACAGTTACCGGTCAAAATATCGCGAAAGGCAACAATCAAACAGCATTGCAAGTTGCTCAAACGCAAACAGCGGGACAAAAAGCAGTTGCCGGAATTAACGCAAACTCGGCAACAAACGTTGCGAATATTAGTGCAACCCATTTTAATTCGACGCCACCGGGCTCTTTATCATTGGCGCAATAATTTATGGCAAACCTAGATTTTAGCACAATTCTTTCAGCTCTTGGCGGTGTAGATCAAGCGGCTACGGCCTCAAATCCTTGGGCGAATTTGTCAAACTTTGGCGATTCATTCGGCCAGAAAGTTTTGCAAGATGCCGGGCAAACATATCGAGACGCGCAAGGAAATGTCCACACGCAAGACCCGCTACAAGCCGGAATTGCGGGTGTGCTTGCAGGTTTAACGGGTGGCATATCGCATGAAGTTGGCGATAACTATATCACCGCTCAAAAGCAAATGGGGAATCAGCTTGTAAGCCAATTACTACAAAACCCCAAGAGCGTGCTTTCTCAGCCCTCGGGAATGGACGACAGTGTATTTAGTTCCGTTGGTAAACTTCAAGAAGCGAAACAGTTTGCCGATGCTCAAAAAGCACAAGATGAAGCGGATGCGTTAAAAGAAAATGCTCAAAAAGCAATTTTAAACAATCCCGCAGCGCCGTTAATTTCTCGTGAGCTTGGCGGTCCCGATTTAAATCATTTAGCCGGGTTCGATCCGACATCATCCCCGCAGCCGATTCCGTTAGGCGCAACGGCGCCGGTTAGTGGCGCGGGTGCTAACCCTAGTTTTTCTCAAGAGTCGAGCCCAGGTATCATGACTTATCCCGAGGCGCTTTTAAAATCGGGGGGCGATCCCGCTACGGCTCGATCTATGATTAAAGAACAAGAAACACAATCAAAGCTAGCGCAAACAACAGTTGATAGGATTTCTTCAGGCGCTTCCGCAATTCAGAAAATGAATAATTTAGAAGCAACGCTGAATCAAATGAGCGATCCGGCGGGTGTTCCTGAGGCGCTTGTCGGGATGTGGGACTCTGCAAAAGACAAAATGTCTGGAACATCTCCACAGCATATTTATAATGCTGTTTTGCCTGATGCCGCAGTTGAGATCGCAAATGCTATTTCCCGTACTGGGCGGCCAGTAGGTTTTCAGGAAGTTTTAAAAGGATTAAGTGTTGGTGGCGCTCAGGGCCCGGACACTGTGCGCGGAATTTTAAATGGATATAAAAAGGATTTATTGAGCAACGCGGGGAATCTTGCAATTACCTCCGACGTAGCTGGACAAGCAAAGGCATTGGCAGCAGTTGATAATTTACAAAAACTTTTGAATGTTCCGGGGACACCATATCAAGCGGCGCCAATTTCTAATGTTGATAGCCTAAGACAAGCGGGCGCCCTTCCGGGGGGAAGTTCGGGAGCGCCACCAGCGGCAGGATACACAGCATCTCAGGCAGTTGCGGCAGGATATAGTGCCGCAGAAATATCAGCGCTTCAAGCTAAAGGATTAGTGGGGCAATAATGGCCGATGGATTGCCAGGTCTACCAGCACCAGGATTTTTAACAGCGAACCAGCCAGCAGCCGGATTGCCAGGACTACCCGCGCCAGGGTTTTTGTCTAATAATAACCAGCCCGATCATGAATTATCAACACAAGAAAAATTGGCAGGATTGACCGGGGCGCTTGGCGGCGGACAAACAGAAAACTGGATCGACGAAATAGCGGCGGGGCTTCGAAGTGGCGCAAGTAGCTTACGGCAAGATGTCGGTTTATCGCCAAATTACGGAAGTTACGAAAATGAATTAGCGGCAATTCGCGGGGGCCAAAAACAATTTGATACGGCGTACCCAATTGAATCGCAATCATTGCACGCTATAGGCGCGACAGCATTAAATCCAGCAAATGCGTTATTTGGAATAGGTTCTGATTTAGGCGCGGCGGGGAATATTGCAAAAAATGCGGGGATTGGCTCAATACTTGCCGGAACAAGCGCGGCGGGAAACGCGGAAACAAATAAGTTGCAAGCGGCAGAAGATGCGGCGCCAGTGGGCGCTTTATTTGGCGGCGGCCTTAGTGCTTTAGGGGAGGGTTTATCGGGGCTAGGCGGAACGGCAGAAGATGCGTCTTTAGCGCTCGATCGAAAATCAATCGGGGCGCGTGCGGCAGATTATTCAAAAACATTAAATCCTGTTCAGCGAATCGATACGCCAGATGGGGCGGAAAGTTTAACTAAGACCGCGCTAGACGATTTGTTAAGTAACGATAAACTTGGAAGCACGAGAGATCCCGCTAAGTTGCTTAAAGTTGTTTCCGCTAAGATGAAAGACCTTGGGCAACAAGTGAATGATGCTATAACGCCAGTCGACGCGGCGCGCGTGCAAGACATTACGCCTAATTGGAACAATACGCTTTCCTATTTGCAATCTTCAAAAATGCCAGCAAATGAAATTGATACGTATTTAGGAAAGCTAAGTGATTATGATCAAGCGATTAAGCAAGAGGGTGACGGTTCGCTTGCGTATCTCCAGGGACAAAAGCAATCTTTAACGAATAAATGGGACCCCGCAAATAAAGTAGGTAATAACTTTTGGCGCTCAGTTTATGCGGATATGCAGCAAACTATTGAAAATCATGTTCCAGAAGTAAAAGCCATAAACAAAGAAACGCAAAAATATATTCTAGCCTCACCGATTATACAAAGAGCAGCGGGAATTGCAGAAAACGCAGACCCCGTTACAGGGCTCTTGCAAATGCATAGAACCTCTGGGGGTGCTGGTGTGCCTTTAATGGCAGGCATTGTTAGCGGTCACCCTCTAATTGGAGCTACAGCGGCGCTTGGCGAATGGTTAGCTAGGACGCCTCAAGGGCTTGCACAATTATCAAACTTAACCGGCCTTGGATCTGATGTTCTATCGGGGTTAGGCTCCGTTACTTCCGCAGCAGCTCCAACTATAGGCTCAGCTATTCTGGGGCAAAAAGGCGATAATATGGACCACTCAGCCGCCTATAGGCCCGCGTTTACACCACCGGCAATAGTTGCGCCGGCACAATCGAATTCTTCTGATTATTCGCCTATTGTTGAAAAGCTAAAACCAGCTATTAGCGCCGTGGAATCTTCGGGAAATCCGGGCGCAGTGGGTAGATTGCTTCCAGATGGGCAACGCGCGCAAGGTGAGTTTCAGTTTTTACCGTCAACCGCAAAAATGGTTAATGCAGAACATGGCACAAGCTTTGACCCGAAAACAAAAGAAGGCGGAGAAGGGTTATTTAAACTCTACATGGGTGACTTGCTACAGCAAACACACGGAAACGTAAAACTTGCACTCGCGAAATACAACGGGGCGAAGACTCCAAGCAAAGCGCAGGATTATATTGATGCAGTTTTTTCAAAGCTAAAATCGTAGGGATAGGATCATGACATGGGCGATCATTCTGATGCAATTATTGCGATTCTTAGCACTATTATTCTTGGTAGCGGCGGCTTTTTCCTTAGCCGTACGCTGGATCAGATTGACCAGAACATTAAAGAGCTATTCCAACGCTCGGATGAATGCAAAGAAGAACGACATGATTTATCTGAACGGATTTGCGTCTTGGAATCGCACCAGATACATAGAGGACGCTAGACGTGTCGCTAGGTGACTATCTTCGAAGCCCTGTTGTTTTTAATCGGCGCGTAGCTGATGTTATTGACGCAATCCGAGAGACATGGGGCGGAACGAGCACTAATAGCAGCAACGCTTACACATTGGCGCTTTCTGTTCCTATTAATCGCGTAATCGACGGCGAACTTTTCCGCTTTATTCCAAACGCATCCAATACGGGTGCCGCAACTCTTACAATCAACGATTCTTTTGGGAATGCGGGCATAGCATCAAAATCAATTAAACGCTCGGATGGCACAACGGCGCTTGCCTCGGGAGACCTTGTAAGCGGCGTTCCTGTTTCGGTGCAATATGATTTGGCAAATGATGTTTACAGGCTTATTGCCGTTGCACCCGTTGGAAATCCGGTTATGAATTCCGGCACATATACGCCAACACTTTCGAACACCACAAACGTTGGGGCATCAACAGCATATGCTTGCCAATATTCGCGAGTCGGAAATATCGTCACCGTTTCCGGGCGCGTGGATATAACCGCAACGCTTACCGCAACATCGACACAATTAGATATGGCTCTCCCTATCGCCTCAAGTGTCACCACGGCGGAACAACTCGGTGGAACGGGGTCAGCGACGAATATCGCGAGCCTTAGTTGTGGAATTTACGCTGAATCGGGAAGTAAAAAAGCTAGGTTTCAATATGTTTCGGTAGGAGTGACAAGCGGCGCGTTTTTCTTCAGTTTCACTTACCAAATCTTATAAAAACTTCTAAAGTCTTCGAAACGAACGTTCGATACACCACATCTAACGTTTAAAAGGGGCGCATACCGGAATGGAAAAACGGCTTGTGTTCCAATCAACACAAATAGAAAAAGGAATTAAACTATATGCGCCAGGTTAAATATTATCTTATTTTTCTACTACTCACAACAACAGCTTGCGGCGTTTCGACGGGTGACGGCTTTGTAATGGGGAGCACAAGTTTTCTTGCGGAAGCTAATCGAGGTTATTTAAGTAAGCGCAAACAGCAGCCGTTAGAAGAACACACACAACAAGACCGGCAAGAATTGGCAAGCTTAGTAACACGGGGGGCACGATAATGTTGGATTCATATTTCAAAACCACATTCTTCGCGGTCGGCTGTATGCTTATCGGTGCGTCAACTTGGATTGCTTTAGAGCGCTTTGAGAAAGTTCCGGCAATGTGTCTTATTGATTCGCAGACCTATGACAGGTTTGCAAAACAGAAATAAAAGGAAGGGGCTTTCGCCCCTTTTTATTTATGCGCTACAAAGAGTCATAATGCCCGTTTTAATATCCATAACAGTTGCTGCTTCAAGGTTACACGTCGCCCCGGCGGTTCGTTGTGCATATAAGTCGGGAAGTGTTGTGCGATAAACATTATGCGTTTTTAACAAGTTCGGCAGATCTATTTGTAAAATCAAATCTTGATCGTCTAAATCAGTCCAGAACTCTTTCCCGTCATAAAGAACACTACGCTCAATCGGAACCGATTGATTGGGGTCTACAATAAAAACTCTAACTAATCTTTTTCTTGATTTTGCCATATTCTATTCCTCTACTTTTCCAAAAACATCTTCTTCTTTTAACAACAACAACTTTTTACCATCTATTTCGATTTCACTTCCCGCGTATTTCCCAAATACTACAACATCGCCGGGCTGTAATGTAGTCGCAATAAAAACCCCTTGTGCCGAATAATGGCCAGGGCCAACGCCCAACACTTTGCCAGTAAACGGCTTTTCTTTTGCCGCATCGGGAATAAAAAGACCCCCGGCGGTTTTACTTTCCATTTCTATTTTTTGAATCATAACGCGATCGTTGAGTGGAACTATTTGCATTTCTTTTTCTCCTCTTAAAAATTAAAGCTCCGAGACTAGGATTCGAACCTAGAACCTACGGGTTAACGGCCCGTTGCTCGACCAATTGAGCTATCTCGGAAAAGCGGGACGCCGCTAGGCTCCTCCCAGGATTGCTTATAGTATACAAGCCTAGACGGAACGCCCCAAAAACCATTAACTAGCCGGTGTTGGATCAACCGGCGGAACAGCGACGGCCGGTGCTGGAGCGACCGCAGCAGTTACCGCAGCATCTAAAGCGTTGATCTTGCCATCCAATGCAATTAAAGTTGCCGCCGCTTCACCGTTTCCGGCTACTTGCGCTTGCAAGGTAACAACGTCGTTTTTAAGCCCTTGAATTACAGATAAAACATCAGTTGACAACTTATCGAAATCATCTTGTACGGACATAATCCTCATCTCTATATTATATACGTTTTCATTAATATCCCGAAGAATAGAAACGAGATTGTTTATTAACTGCGGACAATCATCAAAATCTCTTCGTTCTCTGAACCATCGCCAGATATTCATTTAAAAACTATCCTCATAGCATTTATCCCATTCGGCGGGCCAAGGACCCTCAAACCTTGTCCACATTTGATATGTAGTTTTGCACGATGCTTTATAATATTCCCGCCACGTTTGACCATCGCGGGAATTATAAATCATTGTGCTACAACTACCAGCGTTGGAGCAGTCAGCGGCGGAGTTTTTTTTACTGGTGTGTGATAACTCCACGGCAACGACTCAACACCATCTTGCTTGTATGTAAACACATAATCAGTGTCGAACTTCAGCCCACTAAATGCGTGTGTTCCGACACCATTTGCAGGCGCGCAGACTTCGGCTAGCGAACCTTCTTTATAGCACGCTTGATAAGACGACCCTGTTACTACCGCCCAAAATATCGAAATCAATAAATTCATTTTAGCTTTTCCTCTATGCTGGTAACAACACTATTACGAAAACACTTCTTACAACCAATTTTAGCGCATTCACAAAATTCAACCGGAATGGCGCAATATGCTTCGTCTAAAAGATGTTTTAGTTCATTATTCTCGGTTAGATAGTAGTCTGGATTAGCTTTATTGAACATTAGATCATCTTGAAGCTTTATTTTTATACCACGTTCGTGGTCCAACTGCTTTTTCAGTTCAACGATCTGCTTATCCTTTTCGGCCTCACTAACGGCAGTGGCCTTAAGCATGGCATTGTAACCGTCGCGGCAATGCTCGTCTAATAGCATTAGGCTTAGCGCATCCGCCCTTTCTAGTCGGTCGCAGAGTTGTAAACATAATTCGCTAGTGCCACCTTCCAACCTTAATACCATACCATTATACGATACTTGCGAAATATTATTACGAGTTTCCGCTATTAGCTGAGCGTTTGTCTTAGTCATTCATCACCAGGCTCGATTCGGTAATTCGCCGGAACGTCCGCGGGTATTTGTTTGGAGTAATCCCAACTAATACCTATTTCAATTATCTTTGCTTTTGATATTTCCTCACGCACAATTTCGCGTATGCGGGATTCTGGCGTGGTATCTATGTGGACCTCCTGAAAACCTACTCGTGGGACTTCCTCCGCTTCAATCTCGGCCATGCGATTAATGACACAACGCAAATTAGCCTTAGTGTAAAGGTTTATTGGTGTATCTACTAACTTATCGCATTGTAGTCGCCATTCATTTAGCCACGTTTTCAGCTTTTCCCAGTTAGTCATCTCTTTATCATCTCAATAAGTTCATTCACTTTTGCTTTCTCTTCAGGCGATAACTTCAATATGCGCTTTGCTTCTCGAAGCAATTTTATAAAACGCTCACGACGAACCTTTATAAAGTCGGGGTGTGTGCGAGGAATTCCTATTTGAGAGTTAGTCATTTTGGCTTTTTCCCCACCATGGCCATTTACCGTTTTTATTAAAAAACATTTGTCGGTCAATTTCTCTATGAATGATAATTACGACAATGCCGCGGATAAAGGATTTGTTTACCTCGTAGGTAAACGTTCCGCCCTCTGGGTATGTTAGTGTAAGCACGGAAGTCATTTGTTTATCTCCTGCTGTCTTTTAATTTCCCGTTGCAAAATCTTCCAAAACTTAGTCTTCGATCGACGCTGAGAAGAATCGAAACTCAGTTTAAACATTGGAGAAGTCAGCGTGATTATAGAAGTCATTTATTCATCACCTGCTGTCGATTAATCTCGGTTACGATAAGATATACTAAAAACCATCGCTTATAGTCGCCGTCTCCGAATTGGTAAGAAGACTTGCTGCCATCACAACACGTCAGCGTGATTAGCGAGTTCACTTTGAGTGCTCTTCTGATTTATAAACCCAGTCGCTAATCCCTTCTTCGCGACAGCAAAAAGGGTGCGAGAATATAAACGCCAGAAGAAAACAAGCAACCAAAACTGAAATCATCACTGAAAATCCAAAGAGGTAAAAGAGCCAAGCGAGGGAAGCCACTAAAGAAAATTTTACCCAAGTTTTTAAATCGCTCATTCCTTCCCCCGCGATTTCAGCCAGTCTTCGTATGTCTTCATAATGCTTCCGTCACGATCGATTGATTCTTGCCCCGCAACAAAAGCCTTGGCCTTACATATCGCGCATGGTAGCGGCTCGATTTTTTGCTTAGTCATTTTTCAGCCTCAACAGTTTTTGTAACGCATTTAGCTTGTTCAACCTGCGCATCACTACAAGACCTCGCGGCGATAGCTAGAAATAAGCAAAGAAAGAAAACAAGCCAAAGTAAAGCGGCGCGCGTGTTTCGTAAATCGTAGATTAATTCGTCACTCACCCTTTTTCGCCTCCAGCTCTTCAATCTTGCACATAATTCTTGACCCGCGATAAAGAGCACCGTGGTCAAATGGCGTATCATATTGAGTATCCGATGGATGACAATTTACAAACTCTTCAACTACGAATTTCCGCAGCTCCTCCCAGCGCGCTCTCTTCTCGGCAAACTGCCGCGCCAACGTTTCGCAACCAGCGCAGAAGTTCGTTTTCCCGTTCAGCCGCGCAATCTCCTCTCGCTGCTCGCGACACAAAGACATAAAAGAAACCAGTAACCGTCGGCATTCGTCGTTACAATAATCGACTGACGATTCAGCAGAACGGTCCCTGACTCCCATTAAGATAGTCTTAGGGAAAACTCTATCGTAGCAATTGAGTATACTGTTTGCCTCTTTCGTCAGCGCATCGATTTCTTCTGGGGTTTTCATAAACCTTTCTCAAGCTTGTATTGATAATGAGCCGCAAGTTTTGGAGACATCGCGCATGTAATAAACTTATCAGTGTCGGCACAAATCAACTCGACTCCGCTAAACTCGAATTTACTTTCGACGCTATGAAATCGATGGTTTTCTCTCATCCAACATTCAAGCTGCAAAAACGCATAGGGTGAAAGAATTAAGGCGACAGGCTTTTCGCACCAATGCATTTGGAAATTCAAAATAGCTTGCGTCATTTTATCGACGATTGATTCATCTTTTTGAATTGTTAACTTGTCGATTTCTTCTGGGGTTTTCATTTATTTGACTCTCCAGTCTCTCCAATTGAACGCATAAGAATAGCCAATATCCTTGTCTAGATCTTTGGGGCTTCCAGTATCCCGTGCGGCAATCATGCGCTCAATTACCTCAATTACTGATTGATAGGTCTAAAGTTTTGCATTAAAACATCGGCCAAATTCAGCCGCGGCAATTGTTTTCATACACATCACGCAATGATTATGTAATTCGATCAGCTCATCCTTCATTTTTCGGCTCCCGCTCCTTCAGAAGTTTGTCGCATTGATTCCAAAGCCCTACCCACCGAGCAAACGAATTACTATGCGGGTCTGGTCGCAGCTCCTCTAATAATTTGCGTAAAACATCTTCCAGCGTCCCCGGCTTGGGCGTGTGCTTGGCGATGATGGCTCGAATATAATCAGGAGCGAACTTTACTGGGCCCAAATAGCTATCCATAATGTTTTGCAGTTCCTCAACGATCGCTTTGTAGTTTGGTTCTTGTGTCATCATTCCTCGATTTCGGATAAAAGTTTGTCTATTCGCATCACGTCGTTTAAGGCCATCTCGTTATGATCGTTGTCTAGATTTGCAAGCAACCTTCTCGCCTCGCTCGCCCATTTTACTAGGGCTGGCAGATCTGTGCGAGATGCGGCACAAAATTCAAAATCATCACCCAACTGGTCTGCTCTTTCCTTCGCTATCGTAGCCCATATGTAAAAAGCGGGAGATGGTAGCCTTAATCTATAATCAGGCGTCGGGCCCTCGCGGGTTACCGCATCTCCCATAAATCATTCAGCCGTAGACCCTAAATAAACTTCTGTTTGTCTTTTCGCTTCTTCCCAATCAAACGCCACGACTAATTTATAGCCGCGCGTTTCCATTAAGAGTTTCCAGTCTTTTTGCTCTTTTCTAAGCTTTCCGCCGGGAGATTTAAATTCAATCCACAAGCCCGACCAGCCGTCTCGGGGCGTGGCACAGAAAACATCCCAAACGCCCGCTCGAACTCCTTCTCGTTTGAGAGAAACAGCCGTTGCAATATCGCGATTTCCTCCATTTGGAATAGCAAAGATTGTTCTGTAATCTTCATTTGTTTTTTCCTTTATTCTTACCCATTCAAAAAAAGCGCTTTGATGTTGATGCTCTATTTTAGCGTTATGTTTTCCCATTAGTGTATCATCTGTTCTTTTTCTAATTCTATTACCCGCGCGTTTCGGCATTCGGCACAATCACAATCGGGGCTTAGCGCACAACGCACAACCGCAGAAATCATATTTCGGACTTGTTCACGCTCTTGATTTATTCGAATAGCGGCCCGCAAAATTGCGGGACCTTTAAGCCGAACCGACACCGCCCTTTCCGCTTCGCACACACAGGAAAACAAAAAACCATCGTAATGAAAACAATCTGGGCATGTATGCGAGTGCT